TAATCAACGAACTAAATGAAACGCATGGATGGAACTACACATATCTAAATAAGATACTAGGTAGATTTCATATGTATGCGTTCTCACCAATGCGATATAACGGTAGTCGTCCTGCAAAAGATAGACTTGATATCGGATTCTAAGACGAAAGCCCTAAGTGAGTTTGGTTACAAGCTTAACGGGGCTAACTGTAGTGTGAGAGACTACAGTCTGATGAGTCATCTCAAATAAATAGCTATTGAAAGGAAAATATCATGGCTAATTCAACTACTATTCTTCGTGACGTAACTCTTAACTATGCTAAGGTTTACAAGGCTGAAACTAATCCATTCGGTAAAGAAGTATTCGATATCCAACTTGAATTTACCAAAGATCGAATTGATGAGTTCACGAAGTACGGTAAAATACGTCAATTGTCCAACGGTAACTTTGCGATTAATATTAATCGTCCTGCTGTTAATAACAAAGGTCAACAGAATACTATTCGTGTTGTAAATAACGAGAAAGCAACTATTACCGATCCTATTGGTAATGGTTCTAAAGGTAATGTTATGGTATACACATACGATTGGAATGTTGGTGGACGTAATGGTACTAAGTCTATTCTTATTGCAGTACAAATAACCGACCTAGTAGAGTACAATCCAGAGTCCAATGTTGACTTTGACCTTGTTGTCAGTGAAGATACTACTACAACACCTGCACAAGACTTCTAATCTAACGGGGAGGCCTTAGGGCTTCCCCCATTTCTTTTATGAAAGGATAACAATGATAATCAGTTCAATCGCCTTCATAGCATTTATGATAGGCTTAATCATCACCTACAATGATCTTTAAGATAATATTCCTAATAACCGTCTGGTGGATGATACTACAAATAATTCTCTGGATACAATGAAAGGTACTACAGAAATGCAACTCAACTTTGAACTACGGAATTACTACGAATCCTCTTGGGACATCGAGTTTCAAGGGAGTCTTAACCATGCACACTGGTTTGTATGGGAAACCACCTACGATGAAGTAGTGTTATGCCATGATACTGACAAGGACATTATCAATGCCTGTAAAATGTTAGGTGATAGCATTGACGTGTGGATTGATGGTGACCGCACTGAGTGTATACTATCGGTAAGCAAGTCAGACTGGTCAGAAGGAGAATCAGTATTTGTAACGCTACCTATAAATCCTGAAGAGGAAGCCTTATACAATGGACCATATGACAATGAAACAAATGCGGAGATACTATAATGGACATTGAAGAAATAGCAAGGGCAACTGTAATCTCGCTCTTAGAAAGAGATATGATAAAACACTGGCCTACTATGGCTGAAATGGATTTAATTATTTCTGATATACAAGAAATAGAATCCGCTAGACTAGAGGAGGAAGATTACTTTGAAATACTTGAAGCAAGAGAAAGACCATTCTAAAGCATTATACTTTGCTCGTAACAAAGCAGACAAAAGAAACTCATTAGACCAATGCGTAGAACTCTCTAGCCACTTAGAGCAAACAGGGTTTGAAATATGGATAATGACCTCTAATAGCAACTATCTTATCTTCTATGGAAAATAAGAAAAACGCCCTTATAGGGGGGTAAGGTATCTATATAAGGTATATTTAAAGGAGTAGTCAAATGCCTAAGCGAATACCTGGAATGTACGCTTTCTATGCTAAGAGCATACAGGATGCGTACTACGAAGACGAACCTGAGAGAGCCGAAGAGCTTATTAAGGATGCGCCTCTAGAAGTCTATGAGGCACTAGTAAGAAACGAAGTAATAGAAGTCTCTGTGGACAAGTCTAGAGAGAACTACGAAGGCGATGCGCCTGTACAACTACAACTCATATAAGCATAGAAAGCGAGAGACAAATGCGTAAAGTACTAAACAACAACCAAGCCGATTACATGATTAGAACCTACGAAGAAGTAAAGCGTCTCACTAAGTCAGGAGGAGTAGCCTACGAAACCAAGAGTGCTATCTGGGCTTATAATCCTCTGAATAAACGTGTTACTCTCTTTGTTAAGAGACCTACTGAAATGACTAATGACATTATTGATTATGATGTACATAGCAAGCACTACGAACTACATAAAGAGCGCATCTTAAGGCTCACTGGTGCAGAACCTACAGCATATCGTATGATAGAAGACTTTAGAGACACAGTAAAGAAGTGGAAATAATATGCTAGTTACAACAATGAATAAAGAAGCTTATCCTCATGCTATTGAACAAGACTTAGGGCTTCTTCCTGGATGGGTAATGGAATACAACCTGTTTGAACCTGAAGGGACACTGAAAGATTACCTAGACCAACGCTATGGCTTTGGGTTATACACCATAGAAGGCGAAGTCTTAGAGGATGGGACTTATCGTAGCTCATATGAAGAAGACGAGGACTTACAGTGGGTAGGTAAGGTACAGAGTAAACTAGGTGATGTATACTTTTACCCGTATGCTATCACTGCAATCCCAACTGATGATGGTTATTTCTTAACAAGGATGGACTAATATGCCAAACTATATATTACTAGTAAGCGAACATACCAGTTACTATGTAGAAATAGAAGCTGACTCGGAAGATGAAGCCATTGAGAAATACTACGAGGAAGGTGGTGAAGGCTATGGTCAACAGATAATTGAGAACTATGTAGTAGAAGGAAGGGAAGTGAAATGAAGAGATGGTATGTTGTAACAACGACTGAGCTTGTTACTCAGTATGAAGTTGAGGGTGAAACTGAACAAGATGCGTATGATAACTTCTGGGAAGGGTCATATACACATGAACAAGAGATTGACCTGAGAAACGAAGAGATAATGGAAGCACATGAGATAAAGTAATGGAATTAGCAGACATATGGACACATTGGTGGTTACTAGCTATGGTAACTCTCAATACAGGTCTTAACACAATAGTATTCTTTAAGCATAGATTTAGAAAGGCTAAAGATGGAAAAGAATAATGTGATTAGTCCTAAGCACTATAAAGAAATAGTGCCTGGATATGAGTATATGGACATGATGGTCTATATGCTAGATGACTTTGATGGTGTTGAAGCACACTTAATGGGTCAAATCTACAAGTATCTTATGCGTTACGGTAAGAAGGACTCTAAGCTACAGGAGTTACAGAAGGTTGAATGGTATCTAACATATCTGATAAAGCATCTACAGGAAGGGAAATAACCTGTATACACTGTAGAAACAAACAATACGTCTCTCAAGCTTTAAAAGAGCTTGGGAGGTTATACTGCTACTCATGCAACAATGAAATCAAACTAGAGGATTATAAAAATGATTAATGAAAAGCGCACTGTTATTATTCGTGATGTTGAACTTTACTGGGCTAACCTGAATCCAGAAAGCCCTAAAGCACCATTCGGTACTATGCAATGGGATGTTCAGATCCGAACACGAGATAAGTCTGCTGCAGAAGCTATGCAGAAAGAATATTATCTGACTATGAAGAAGGACAGCGATGATGCAGGGGATTATTGGAAGGCTAATATTAAGCGTAAGGCTACTAAGAACGATGGAAGTAAGAATACACCACCAGATGTTGTTAACGGAAACAAACAGGCTATTGACGGAAATACTATTGGGAACGGCTCTAAAGGTAATGTAATGCTATTCCAATATCCATATGAAGTAGCTGGTCGTAAAGGTGTAGCTTCAATGCTGTCTAAGGTACAGGTAGTAGATCTTAAAGTATATCAACCCGACTCAGGGACTGACTTTGAAGTTGTGGAAGGCTCGGTTGATACACCTTCAGGAGAAGCGGTAGACTTTTAATGGCTGATATAATCGACTTTGAAGCAAAGAAAAAGGAACTCAATGTCGAAGTCTCATTAGAAGATGAAGGACAACGATTACTAGAAGCTGGTATTGTTAGTCTATGGGAAGTAATTGGTGGGTCATCGTTAAGAAAACATATTGATGATGACCTATCTTACCTCTTTCTTTTCTTACAGTTCTCAGGTATATGCTTTGAGAATATGGAGGAAGAGAATATTATCATCGATGAAGACGGTAACATGGGTATCATAACAGACCTTAGAGAGGCATTAGAAGATGCGATTGAAGACATTGCGAGAGAGCTTAAGTCCAGCGATAAAGGAGCTAACTAATGCTGCAGATTATTGGTCTGAGATGACTATGAGAGGTAAGTCTGGTAGTCAGCATTACATTAAGTTAGTAAAACAAATACAAGAACTTAAAACGTATATTATAGAGTCAGAAAGGAATGACAATGAAGAATTACGTTTACCTAGCAGGTCCAATGGAGGACTGTACAGAGGAATGGATGACGGGGTGGCGGACTCAGGCATCGAATACTTTGGATGAGGCAGGTATACAATACCTCGATCCAACTAGACGGGTTACCTTCCACGATGAACTAACACTAGAACAGAAGGGTGTTCCAATACAATCAGTATGCAGACGCATCTTTAAAATGGACATGCAAGATATCGCTAACAGTACTGTAGTGCTTGCTGATGTTCGTAGAATGAGTGGTCGTGGTACTGGTACTGCTATGGAACTTATGTTTGCTCACATGAAGAACAAGATAATCATCTTGTGGGCATCACCAAATGACCTCATACATCCCTTCTATGAGAGCATTTATACAGAGAAGCACAATACACTCGAAGACTGTCTTGATGCTTGCACCTATTACTTTGATTAGAAAGGAATAACAATGCCTTATATTGCCAAACATGATCGTAGTAAGTTTATGTGGATTGAACAAGCTATTGAAGATACACCACCTCAAACAGGAGGTGAGCTACAGTATCTTATAGCTGTTATGATACATAATTATGTTAAAGATCAAGGGCTTAGATATCAAACCTGTAATGATATTATGGGTGCATTAACAGGTGCTAACATGGAATTCTACAGACGATTTGTAGCTGACTATGAAGACACTAAGATTAGAGATAATGGAGATGTATACTATGAGGTATATGAGTAGCATCCGAACCTTCTTAGCAACACCTTTCAAGGTACTCATGTTCACTTGTGCATGGGTATCTTGTCAGATAGATGGTCGTGAAATTGTAATAGCAATGGTAGAGTATGATGAAATGTCAGAATAAAGATTCTCTTGGGCGTGAGTGCAAAGAGCATAAGATAGGAGATATGTACTGTGGATACCCCGAATGTAATCACTTGGCTAAAGCGTATCTTGGATACAAAGAAGTCAAGAACGGAGAAATCTCAGATGAAGCGAAACGCTGGCTCAGTCGGCACAACAAAGACCTTTATGAACAGGTTAAGGACTATTAGTCGATGCCCTGTTTGTAACACGACCTATTATGAGGGAGCATTGGACTTCCTCTCGGACGAAATAAGTTGCCCTAATTGTAGCAACGGAAAGGATAACGATGAGACTAGTATTCGACATCGAGACTGACGGTATTGAAGCCACTAAAGTGTGGTGTATCGTTGCTCAAGATGTAGACACAAAGAAAGTGTATAAGTGGAAACCAGATGATTTAGAGTCTGGCTTAGCCTTTCTAATGAACGCTGAAGCATTGATTGGTCATAACATTATTGGCTATGATATTGCTGTTCTTAATAACCTGTATGATATTGATTTATATGAGAATAAAAAGATATATGATACATGGATTATGAGTCAGGTTCTTAATTATAAACGAGGACATAAACATGGCTTAGCAGGTTGGGGTGAACATCTCGGATTTGCTAAGCTTGAGTTCAGTGAATGGGATAAGTTCTCAGAAGAGATGTTAACATATTGCGTTAGAGATGTTGAACTCAATACAAAGGTCTTTGAACTACTGATGAAGGAATTCAAGGATCAATCAGCTAAGAAACCATTACTCGCTAATGGTCTTAGGGCTGAGCATGATGCTGCATTATTCGAGGCACGAGTCAGAATGAATGGCTGGTTGTTTAATGTTGATGCAGCCAACAAGCTGCTTGATAGTATGAATGAAGAGCTTGAAGCTATCGAGTCTCGTGTTCATCCGAAGCTACCTGAGATGACCATCATGGTAGATAAAGAACCTAAGTATGCTAAGTATACTAAGGCAGGTAGGTTTACCGCTGTAACTAGGCGTTTGCTTACTGAATATCTTGAAGGTGAACCGCCTGATGAGATGGAGTGGCCACCTGAACAGCCCTTCCAACGAAGCTACACTACACAAGTAACGCTGAGTAATATGGAAGAAGTTAAAGAGTATTTGTTTAGCATAGGATGGAAGCCTGATGATTGGAACTACAAGAAACAGGGATTTGAATTCATTAAGACAAGCCCGAAGCTCACTACAACATCTCTTGAGTTACTTGGAGATGTCGGAAGAGATATTGACCGATACTATACAACAAGATCGAGAAGGTCTATACTCGAAGGCTGGCTTAAAGCGTGTAAGGGCAACAGGCTACATGGAAGAATGTGGGTTATCGGTACACCTACCTTCCGAGCAAGACACGAAGTCATAACTAACTTACCGAGTGTTGATGCAGCATGGGGTAAGGAGATGCGTAGTCTCTTTATCTGTGAGAACGGATACAAGGTTGTTGGGGCTGACTCAGCAGGTAATCAAATGAGAGCCTTGTGTCATTATATTGGGGACAAACAATTTACGGAGCAAGTAATTAGTGGTGATGTACATTCCTATAACGCAAACATCTTGGGTTCTTCCAGAGGAGATGCGAAACGTTGGCTTTATGCTTATCTATTTGGTGGAGGGGCGAAGAAGCTTGGTACTATCTTAACAGGTAAGCCTGATGCTACTGCTGGTGATAAGAGTAAAAGGAAATATCAGTCAGCTATTCCTGGACTAGGTAAAATTAAGTCTAAGCTAGATGAGATCTTTAATCAGACTAAGAGTAGTTATGGTAAGGCATTTATTCCTGGACTAGATGGACGCAGAGTTTATGTAGAGTCAGGACACCAATCACTAAACTATCTATTGCAGTCAGCAGAAGCTATTACTTGTAAGGCGGCTGTTGGTTATGCTATGGCTAAGATTAAAGAAGAAGGACTCGATGCTTACCCTGTTATATTCTATCACGATGAGATGGCATGGGTAGTTAAGGAAGAACAAGCAGAACGAGTCAAAGAAATATGTGTTGAAGCATTCAGAGAAGCACCTAAACAGTTCAATGTAACTTGTATGGACGGTGATGGTGTTATCGGTGATTGCTATGCAGACGTACACTAGAAAGGAATTACTATGTTAGCAATTATTGATGCTGATAGCTGTATATATCAAGCTGCTTGGCAGCAGAAGACATTAGAAAGTGCCTTAGAAAACTACAAAGGCATACTACAAAAGAACTGGATTGACCCTGTATGGGCTGATGAGCAGATTATTTATTGTGGAGGTAAAGATAACTTTAGATATAAGCTTTGCCCTAACTATAAAGCCAATCGGAAAGATCCACCAGCAGACGCTAGTTTATTTCGTCCTTTAATGGCTAAGATAATTGAAGATAACTTAGCTACCCCTGCTGATGGTATGGAAGCAGATGACTTAGTACGCATTAAGGCTACAGAATGTGCTAGTCTTAATCAAGAGTTTACTGTAGTACATATCGATAAAGACCTTGACTGTATTCCAGGTCGGCATTACAATCCACGCAAAGAAGAATTCTATGATATCGATGTTGATACAGCAGACCTTCTTTACTGGACTCAGATGCTTAAAGGTGATCCAACAGATAACCTTCCTGGACTACCTAAGATTGGTCCAAAGAAAGCAGAGGCTATGCTTAAGGGTGTACCAATGGGTAGACGCAAGCATAGAGTATTAGCGGCTTACAGAGCTAAATACGGTATAGTAGACTGGAAAGAAAAGCTACTTGAAACCGCAAACGGAATTCATATCTTAAGGAGTACCGATGACTACTTCTCGATATAACAACCATGAACGATGGCATAATGTAGAGATTGTTCGCATTACGCAGTTCGATAGCCATGATTGGTGTGGTGTTATTACAAAGGAACACGGTGAAATACGCTGTAAGAAGCGTAATAAAAAGAAATACAAGCTTAAGAAGGGTTATAAAGGTCCACTGACTATCTTCTTTTATAAAGGCACTATACCTACCATTGCAGATGATGCTCGTGGTCACATTGAAGTAGAGAACCATTGGACAGTGATTAATAAAGAGTTGTTTGATGAGTCACATCACGGCTTCCTATATGTTATTACTGATAAGCGTAATGATAAGCGTTATGTCGGTGTTAAAACATTACATACAAGCTGGAAAGGCTATACAAGCTCATCAACAGAGCTTAATGAAGAAATTAAAACAGCTGGTAAAGAGAACTTTGACTTTGAGATATTGTTTTCTTGTGAAATGAAAGGCGATCTTAGTTATATGGAAGCCAAGATGATACTACATACTAATGCTTTGTTAACTGATATGTGGTATAATAAATGGGTACATGAGATTAAGTTTAAACCAGCTATGAATAACATGGAGAGACACCTTGAAATCGTCGAATCGTACGCGTAATCCGTATTACAATTCAGTCCCTGCACAACAAGTAATTAATGGTAAAAAGGCTGAGCCTGAAGTCACTGACTATGATGAATACCTAGTTGATTATCTTGTAGACAAGGAAGAAAGACGAAAGAATATTACTAAAGTAAGTAAGACACGGCAGAAGAAAAGGAATAATCGTTATGCCAAAGAAGAACGACTATACGGAAAGTAAAGAGGTAGGTAAAACTAAATGCCCTGCTTGCCCTTCATCAGATGGGTTCGCTATGTATGATGATGGTCATGGGTATTGTTTTGTTTGTAATCATTATGAAAAGAATGTAGAAGAGGAAGAGGATATGGCTGTAGCAGCACCTCAAGTCACAAGCCTAGAATTATTTGAGTCTCAACTGGGTGACCATCGTGGTTGTCAAGAACGAGGCATTACTAAAACTATTGCAGAGCATTATGGTGTTCGTGCTACCTATGACAGTGAGCGTAATATCACTGCCTATAACTATCCTTACTACAAAGACAACGAGCTAGTTGCCTATAAAGTAAGGACATTACCTAAACAATTTAAAACTGTAGGAGACTTTAAAGATGTCTGGCCATTTGGTTGCCAAAGCTTTGGAATGGGAGGCAAACGCCTCGTCATCACGGAAGGTGAGTTTGATGCAATGTCCGTTGCACAAGCCTCTCTGGAGCATTATAATAAGATTTATCCAACGATCAGTATTGCGTCAGCAAGTAACCTCAAGAGTTTGCTGTATGCAAGAGACTGGATTAGATCCTTCGAAGAAGTTGTGCTATTCTTTGACAATGATGTAGCAGGTAAGAAGGCTATTAAAGATGCCGCTAATATTATTGGTATCGATAAAGTAAAAGTTGTTAGCACTACTGCTAAAGACCCTTGTGAGCTATATAATACTGCAGGCTATAAAGCTGTGCTGCAGGCTATCTGGGATGCACAATCCTTTAGCCCTGCTGGTATCGTAGTAGGCCATGACCCCGTATGGGAACAATACCTAGCCAGACGCTCTACAGAGTCTGTACCGTACCCTGCTTGCTTAACAGGCATTAATGAGAAGACTAAGGGTATGCGCTTCGGTGAGATTACTTTGTTTACTTCGGGTACTGGTAGCGGTAAATCAACTGTTATTAAAGAGATTGTATTGGACTTACTTGATAAGACTGATGATAAGATTGGTATGATTTCACTTGAAGAATCTGTTGGTGATACAGCAGAAAAGTTTATTCAAATGAAACTACAACGTAACTTACAAGAGTATGATGTGTCTCTTGAAGAACAGGAGGAAGCATCTCGTGCTGTATTCGGATCAGAAAAGCTTGTATTACTCGATCATCAAGGCTCTGTTGGTGATGAGTCTCTCATTGATAAGATTGAATATATGGCTCTCATGGGCTGTAAGTACCTCATCCTTGACCATATTACAATCGCGGTATCGGAGGGAGCCGAAGGCTACACTGGTAACGAAGCTATCGATAAAGTTATGTCAGACCTTCTTAAGCTTACTAAGAAGCACAACATTTGGCTTGGAGTTATCTCTCACCTACGCAAAGTTCAAGGTGGAGGATCGACTTTTGAGCAAGGCAAATTACCTAGCATGGATGACATCAAGGGTTCTGGTTCAATCAAACAGATTTCATTTGACATCATTGGATTCGCTAGGGACATGGCTAACGAAAACGAAGAGATCAGAAACACAATTAATTTCATCGTGCTTAAAAGCAGGTTTACAGGTAGAACTGGTCCCGCTGGCCACGCAAAGTATAACCATGATACGACTAGATTAAAGTACCATGATGAACACGCTATTGATTTTGAGGTGATGTAATGAGTGAAACAGCTTTATATAATCAAATAGGTTTACTGCAGCAAAAGCTTTCTCTTGCAGAAAAGAATATTGAAACACTTACAACTGAACGTAATAAGTTTCGCAGTCAAGCTATAATGCGTGCTAATAAAATAGAGTTATTAGAGAAACAACTAGAACAGGCTTATGAATAATGGCAAAGAAAGTAACTAATGATACAATGTATTTCCAAATGAAAGATAGGAAGCGTACTACCTTTACAGGAAAGAAATATAAAACCCGTAAGAAATATCGAGGACAAGGTCGATAGGAGATTACAATGGACTCAACAAAACAAGCTCGTTATGATGATATGTATATGGATATTGCTAAACGAGTAAGTGAGATGTCTTATGATACTGATACTAAAGTTGGAGCAATTATTGTTAAAGATGGAAATATTATTTCGATGGGCTGGAACGGAACTCCTTCGGGCTTTCCGAATGAGTGTAAGCATCCTGGAACTGGGGCTACACTACCTTATGTTATACACGCTGAAGCTAATGCTATCACTAAGCTGGCTCGTACTGGAGGCAACGGATCTAATGCCGCACTCTACACTACGCTCGCGCCTTGTATGGAATGTACTAAGCTTATCCTGCAATCTGGGATCAGCGAAGTTATCATTAATCAAGCGGATGAACGCTATATGGAGTCATATAGCATCCTTAAAGAGAAAGGCATGATTAGATTATGCAAGTCCATTTCCAATCAATAGAACATGACCCCGATCATGTTGCATGGGTTCAATGTGAACCAAAAGACCTAGATGAAGTCCGACAAATATTCCCTGTCGAAAACTATGAAATATTAGTCGGGCTTAAGACAAACTATGATCCATTAACTTGTGATACTTATACACTACAAAACCCCCCTGCCCCTACTTGGGGCGTAGATGTACGAAAGAGGACTGATGGAAGATATACGACAATACCTACTAGAGAAGATTCGAAGTGAGGATCTTGGAGTAAAACCTAGACGTAACCTTCAGCTTATGCGTATGATTGATACCGATGGTGTAGATATGCTTGACTTCTTAATTGAAGACATGATTATCTATGCTCGGAAGTATATCCAACGATGCTTCAAGAGAAGTAAAGTTGAAGGTGAAACACCTATCACCCAAGCTTCAATGGCTATTGGTAAGTACATTGTAGAAGGCTGGGATAGTAGCAATGTGAACTTTAGAGATCACATTAGAGTAGGTGACCTTGTTATTGAAGGCTTTGTTATGTGTGAATACCTAACTATTAGTGTAGGACATATGAAGAGCCGCAAGCCAGTTACTATTCATGCTACCTCTAAATGGGGTGAAATGGAAATAATCGCTGGTAAAACTAACTGTATTAGTGAAGACGCAATACCGCCTATCACTGGTCTTATTCAGAATAACGATAAAAGCGTTATTAAGACTTGGGATAAGTCTAAAGAAAAGTTATTTGCTAAGTATGTTAATGCACCCTTTGTTAAGGCAATTGATAAGCTACAATCAACTCGCTTTAAAGTAAATGAAGCAGTACACCAAGCTATCTTAGATAACTGGGAAATGTTTATTAAGACTGAGACATTTAAAGGTGATGATAAGAAAGAGAATACTAAGATGTATCAGCGTCAAGCCTCTAAGAATAGAGAGGTAAAAGAGATAATGGCTACGGCAGCTAAGTGGCTGCATAAAGAGTTTTATTTCTACATTGATGCAGATTATCGTGGTAGGTTATACTATAGCGAACCCTTCTTTAACTTTCAAGGGTCTGATATAGCACGAGGACAACTTCTCTTTGCTAAGGGGAAACTGTTTGATGAACAAGCTAGCTTCTGGTTAGCTGTACACACTGCTTGTTGTTACAATCAATCATATAGCATTGATGAGATCCCTGAATGGGTTACTTCAGACTATCGCTCTGTGCTTGAGGAAGAAGGTCTTGATACTATCTCAGTAGACAAGATGACTCTTGAAGATAGAGCTATGTGGACTCAGCAAAACATTGATACGCTTATTCAAGCTGGTAAGACTGGTTTCTTGTTTGAAGAAGCTGAGAAGAGCATCTCATTACTTGCTTGTTGTATTGAATGGTACAACTATTCTACTGCTAAAGGAGATTACTACACGCACTTACCTGTGCCTATTGATGGTGCTAACAATGGTTGGCAACATCTAGGTGCTATGTCTAAAGACAGCAAGACAGGTGAGCTTGTTGGTCTTATTCCTACCGCTATTCAGAATGACTTCTATGTACAGATAGCTAAGCGACTTACTGAACGGATGCCTGATTGGTTCTCTGAAAGAGAGATACCTATGAAGCATATCCGTAAAGGGATTGCTAAGCGTGCTGCTATGACTAGAGCATATAGCTGTGGTCAAAAGAAAATGGCTGAATCAATGTACTCTGATTGCTATCAGTATGGTTACACCGATGAATACAATATATCTGAGTATGATTGTATCGATCTTAGTGGTCAGATTATTAAGGCTATTGAAGAAGTCTGTCCAGGTCCATTGACAACAATGAAGTATCTTCAAAAGCTTGCTGACCAAGAAATAAACAATTGGATGGGCTTATATGGTACTGATAGAGGACACGCTATTGAATGGATAACTCCTTCAGGCTTTCCAGTTATCTATGAGTGTTACCGTACTAGACCCGCTAAAGTAGATTGTTATGGATTTAATACACCGCATGGTGAGATACGCTTTAAGCATGTTATCAGAGAGAAAACTGATATCCCTGATAGGCGTGGTTTTATGTGTGGTATTAGCCCTAACTTTGTACATAGCATGGATGCCTCCCATATGGCATTAGTAATATCTAATTGGGATGAAGACTTTGGTGCTGTACATGACTCATTTAGTACTTATGCGACTGATGTAGAGCCTCTTATGGATGTTACTCGTAGCACCTTTGTTGATATGTACGACAAAGATAACTTCTATCAGTCAATTCCATTTGGTAAAGGTTTTAACGGACAACAACCAACTATAGGCAAGCTAGAAATAAGCGGTGTTAAAGACTCTAATTATTTCTTTTGCTAAAAATAAAAACCCCCACAAGGTTTCCATTAAGGATTCCCTGTGGGGGTATTTTTATTTGCTTAGTAATCTAGCTATTTCTTTCTTTCCTTTAGAACGATGCCGACCTGCTTTAGATTGAGCAGCTTCCCTTGTATCACCCATTAACACATAACCATTAATGTTCTCTTGATACATTAAATCTAACATTGTGTCGTTTATTTCTGGTGTATATGCTACATTTGGGTTTAAGTTGAATTCTTTTACAAATTCCATATCATCAACATCAAATCCCATTAAAGCCATTCGATTATAACTTTTCTTAGCCATGCTGTCCTCCTAGTTTAAGTTGAGCGACATAGGTACTTTACGATTTCTAGCAAACTCAAAAGCATTTTTATCTGCGTCTGTTTGGGCGTCTTTAAGCCTCTTATCAATCATATAGTATTTAGTCACCATATCAAAAATTAATTGATTAACTTTGTTAGCAGGCATTACACCGCCTTCAGGTGTCCAACCATTATCTTTAGCGTATTTAAGGATTGCTAATGCAGATTCTTTACTTTTCTCAAGACCTTTTGCACCTTTAGTTCCTTTTAAAAGATTAGTTGTATAATCAAAACCAATTTGATTTCCTAAACGCATTTGCTCAAAATCATTTAATATCTGATGAATACCTCTTGT